AACTACTGATTTATTTGATTTATTAGGAAATTAGTATATAATATCAATATGCAATTAAAATTAATAAGCATTACGAATCCTGTTATAGAAGGAATATTGACACCAGAAGATTTGATTAGCTATATTGCTAGAGTTTCAAATCCTAATAATCAAATGAATACGGAGACAGCACCAAGATTGTTAAAATATTTGATCGATCATAAACATTGGTCTCCTTTTGAACAAGTATCTCTGACATATGAAATTGTAACTTCTAGAGCAATTGCCGCACAAATATTGAGACATAGAAGTTTTTGTTTTCAAGAATTTAGTCAGAGATATAGTATTTCTACACAAATAGAACCCATTGTAATAAGAAAACAAGCAGAAAAGAATAGACAATCTAGTGAAGAACCGTTAGACATTTCAGAAGAAGATGCTACTGAAATAAGAGATCATATTCTTAATGGCATTTCTTTGTATAAAAAGCTAATTGATAATGGAGCAGCAAAAGAATGTGCTAGAATGATACTTCCCTTGTCTACACAAACAACTATTTATATGACTGGAAATCTTAGGAGTTGGATTCATTATGTAAATATTAGAACAGAAGAAGACACGCAACTAGAACATCGTGATATTGCATTAAATATTAAAAAAAGTCTTTCAGAGATATTCCCTAATACAAGTGAAGCATTAAATTGGAATAAACCAAAACATGAATGTAATAATTCTTGTTCTCATGAACATATAATGCACTTACACCAACCTTGACATTTCAAAAACTTATAGTAATATATTAAAGCAATATGAGCGAAACAACAAAAACACTAATAACATTCCTTGATACTGTTGGTAGAACAGTTATGGGAGTACAAAACACAGAAAAATCAAATGATGATATCCTAGCCATCACAAATCCGGTTGTTCTAAATGTAGAACAACAAGATCAAAGTGGTAGAATGTCTGTTAAATTTTTGCCTATTTTCTTTAGAGAATTTTTGGGAGATAAACAAGCAGATATTTGTTATTTTTATAAAAAAGCTAATATCACAGAATCTGACATTAGTGCTCTTGATTTCCGATTGAAGGCACAATATGATCAGATGTTTAATTCTAAAAATGTATTCGTCCCTCCTAGTGAAACACAAGCACCAGCAAATACAGAAAATTCTCCTATAATCAATCTATTTGACGAGTAGTAAAGATTTTTAACAAAAAAAGCAAAACCCCAAAAGTTATTTGACTTTTGGGGTTTTTTGCTTTACTATCATCTATATGGCTAAAAAGAAAAACGAAAACGAAAATGAAGAATCAATTTCTAGCGGAGACGTTAGAGATGCATTTAAAATCTTGGATGATTTAAATCCAGATGCACAGTTTTTAGATGAAAACACACTATCAACTGTTAAAGAATGGATTGACACTGGGTGCATGGCACTTAATGCAATTATTTCTGGATCTTTGTATGGTGGAATCCCAATGGGGAGAATTATAGGATTTGCGGGTCCACAAGCTTGTGGAAAAACTTTAATGGTAAACAAAATTATGGCAAATGCTCAAAAAAAAGGAATGCATGTTGTATATTTTGATACTGAAAATGCGTTGGACAAAGACACAGCAGAGTCATTAGGGTGTGATCCTTCTAAAATAAAACATTGTCCTATTGAAATTATTGAAGAGTGTAGAAATCAAATGGTAAGCTTTTTAAAATCTGTTGTTGAAAATAAATTACAAGGAAAAATCATGATTGCTATCGATTCTCTTGGTAATTTAATCTCTTCTAGAGAATCGAAGATAATAGCAGACGGAAAAGATTCGGCAGATATGGGTTCTAGAGCAGTTGCATTAAAGAGTATGCTTAGAGCAATTACTCACGCAGCAGCAAAGGCTAATTGTCCTATTATTTTTACTAATCATACATATGATAATCCCGGTGCATTGTATCCAACACTAGTTAAAAGCCAATCTGGAGGTTCTGGTCCTCTTTATATGTCATCTGTTCTTGTTCAAATGTCAACAAAACAAGAAAGAGTTGGTAAATCTGACAATAAAAACGCATCAGACGAAACCACTCCTCTTTCTAAGGATGTAAATGGTCTTACCATGAGGGCATTGACTACTAAAAATCGTTTTGTTCCCCCATTTTTGGAGTGTGAAATGTATTTAAATTTTAGAAGTGGTATTTCAAAGTACTCTGGTCTTCTTGAAATGGCAGAGGGTTATGGGATAATCCACAAACAAGGACATAGATATGCATTAGGAGAAGAAGTATTGGGATTTTATAAAGATTGGAAAGACGATGTGTCTGTTTGGGGTAAAATACTTCCTGGTTTAGAAGAAAAATTGCAAACCGAATTAAAATTCAAAAGAGAAGAATAATTTGTTTGCTATTACTAGAAAATAGTAATAACTTCTATTTAGATGGAAAAAACATTACCTTTAAATTTGGATTTATTTGAGAAAATGGTGATCTACAATGCTCTTGTAGATCCCATTTATCTTGAAAGTATCATAGAACATGCTCGACCTTCTTATTTTAAGAACAAAGACATTAAAACCGTCTTTGAAGTTCTAATTCAATATTATTCCTCTTATAATAAAGTACCAAATACAACAGAATTAAAGGTACATTTAATAGAACAAGAAAAACAACAAGCATTAAAGAATGTTGTTCATAGTTTTTCTGATATGGATAAGACATATGATAGAGATGTTCTATTAAAAAACACTGAAAAGTTTTTAAAAGAGAAAGCTGTTTTAAATACTGTCATAAAAACATCTGTAGATGTTCAATCTGGAGAAATCGATTCAGCAAAAATTTTAGAAGATTTTGAAAAGGCTTGTGGAATCTCTTTAGTTGAGAAAATGGGATTTGATTACTTAGAATCTACTGATGAGCATTGTAAAGAGCTTTTAAAGGTATCTAAAACGATTTCTACTGGTTGGAAATGGGTTGATGATAAGATTGGTGGTGGGTTTTTGGCTGAAGGTAGAGCTATTTATGTGTTTTATGGGGTTACAAACGTTGGAAAATCTATTTTTTTGGGTAATATTGCTTCTAACATTCTAAATCAAAATAAAACTGTAGTTTTAATTTCATTAGAAATGTCTGAACAAGTATATTCAAAGAGAATGAGTGCTAATTTGACACAAATATCAATGTCCAATCTTCCAAATCAGATAGAAGATCTTAAAAGCGGAATAGATTCTTATAAAAAAGCACATACAAAGGCTAAACTCATGATTAAAGAGTTTCCACCACAGAGCGTAACTCCTATGCAGATTAAAGCATATATTGATCGCTTGGTAAAGAAGGGTATTAAGCCTGATGCGATTGTAATTGACTATATTAATCTATTAGCACCTCCAGAAAAGGGCAAAAACTCTTATGAATCTATCAAAGCTATTACAGAACAGATTAGAGCACTGTCATATCACTTTGAATGTCCGGTTATAACTGCTACACAAGCAAATAGGAGTGCTTATGGAGAGGCTAATCCAGGATTGGAGACTATGAGTGAGTCTATGGGACTGTCACATACCGCAGATGCTCAATTTTCTATTTGGTCAGAAGAGGGAGATGTGGAACTTGGTCAAATTCACCTAGGAATTAATAAAAATCGTTTTGGACCTATACAATGCCATACTGTTTTGGAGTTAGACTATCCTACTTTAACACTAAGAGATCCTAGCGATGTATCTCAGATGTTTATATCTACGAAGAAGACTATTCCAGGATCTATAGCTGCTATTAAGAACATAGCAGATACCTTGAATTGTATTGAAAGTTTAGATCAAGATGATTGATTTATTAAAAACTTGTGTAAATATAAGTCAAATGGCAACTTGTCATCATATTTATACAAATAAAAGCTTAGACGGAGCAGTTAGTACTCTTGTTTATATGTGGAGTAAATCAAAAGAGGATTCTTTTCATTTTACTCCTATTTCTAATTCCGAAATTTCTAAATTAAAAACAGAAATTGTAAATACACACAATCCATCAAAAACATTGATATTGAAATTGGGTATTAGAGAAGAGTTTCTTCCTGAATTGGACGAATCTCATATAGTTTTTATAGACAATCAAAAATCTTCTAGTGAAGTTGTTGAAAAATTTAAAAAAGCAAAGATTATAACCAAAGAATATAGCTCAAGTTCTTTGCTTATGTATAAAGCATTAAAAGAAAACATAGAAATTACGGATTCAAAAAAGCTTTTAATAGCATTAGCAGATGATTTTGACTCATATTCACTTAAAATTCCATATTCATATGATCTGAATTTGTTGTTTTGGAGTGAATATCAAGGTAGATTTTCTAGTTTTATAAAAGATTACTACAATGGATTCAAACCATTTACAGAAAAACAAATAAAGGCTATTGAATACATCAAAAAGGTAGGAAGTGATGCTGCTTCTAAGTCAAATGTGTTTTCTGGACAAGTTGTAATAGAAGAAAAGAGTAAAAAGTTATGTGCTGTCATGGTGGAAAAAATAATTCCAAACATGATGGAGACTTTAATAAAAAAACATAATCCTGATTTATTTGTTGTTATAAACACACAAAATGAAAATGTATCTATAAGACAATGTAATCAAGATAATCCTATAAATTGTGCCGAATTTGCAGAAAAATTTTGCAATGGTGGAGGAAAATTTAATTCATCTGCTGGTAAAATAACCCCATTATTTATGGAGATTACAAAAAACCTAAAACCAGTATGATTATTACATCAAGTCAACAAATACAAGACATTATAAATCCTTCCAATGCTTTAGATCTTTCAGAGTTTGAAGATATAACTTTAAAATTTGGTTCTTTTATTTGTATCGCTAGAAAAAAGAAATTTAATTTCTTGAACTTTTTAAAATTTCTTATAGAAGATGAAAAGGCACAAAATATTTATTTTAAACTCTTGAATGAAGACAATCTTCAGCTTATAATCAAGGCATACTTAAATAGTACACCGAATATATATAAAAAGATCTTTAGATCTAAAAAAACAAAATTTACAACAAAAATTCAAACACAAACTGATACTTGAATACTTTAAATCAATACGAAAAAGATATTTATAATTGTTATTTAAAAAATGTTAGAAGAGGACAACCATATAATGTCAGAAAGGATTTTTCTGACATGTCTCCTGACATTATTGTATATTTAAAAAAACTCAGTTCGTTTTTTTATAAATTTAAACATATAAAGATTGATGATTTCTTTGCAGCACCTAGTATTATTCATCCCGACGAGAAGTGTCCTCCTTTGAATTTCTTCATAACTAGACCTGCTATAAAATTATATTCCCTTTCAATTCAGAAAATGGAAGATGAGTCTCCAGAAAATCAGCTTGACAATATAAAAGAAAGTCTTAGATTCATTGCAATGTTTTGTTTAAAAAATAAAATTCAATTAGAAGATTATCTTTATCATAAAACTAGTAATATGCCAACTTGGATGCAACATTACAGGGAACATCATGTTAATCCATATACTATGCTAGAATTAGGAGATATAAACAAATTTAGAACGATGAACGAAGAGGAAAGAATTATTTGGTCTAGTGACTTCTTTACAAAAATAGACAAATTTAAAACTAGATATCACAATAGTGAAAAAACTAAAACCTTCTTAAAGGAAGGTGTGAAGAAAATAAAAGAATTTCTAAAAAAAGAGTTGCAAATTTCTAAAATTTGATATACTCTCTTTTAAAGAAACATAGCAAACAACAAAACAACAAAATAAAATAATATGAAATATACAAGCAATCTATTCGAGTCAATTAAAGAGGCTCTTAACAAAAAAACAACTACTGAAAATTCGAGCTATCGTGATTTTCTAAAACTTGAGATCGGAAATACATATATTGTAAGATTGGTTCCAAATCTTTCTGCACCAGAAAGGACATTGTACCATTATTATCATCACATGTGGAAGAGTATTGTAACAAATCAGTTTGTTTCTGTTTTGTGTCCAAATACCTATGGGGAGGGATGTCCGATTGATGAGTATCGTTCCAAGGCATATAACACAAAGGATAATTCTGAAATTGAAAGGATTAAACCACTTCGTCGTAATGAAAACTGGCTTTGTAATGTATATGTGATCAAAGATCCTACTAATCCAGACAATCAAGGTCAAATGAAGATCCTTCGTTTTGGAAAACAACTCTTCAATATCATTTCGTCTGCAATTAGTGGTGATGATTCACAAGAGTTTGGTTCTAAGATTTTCGATCTTTCTGATAAGGGTTGCAGTCTCCGTATTAAAGTTGATGGCAATGACGGTGGATATCCTCAATATACGGCATCACGATTCATGAGTCCTTCTGCTTTGGAGGGTGTTGAAGATGTTGAAGAGGTATATAATTCGATTAAAGAACTAGAATCCATCTTTGAGCATAAGACTAGGGAAGAGATTAAAACTATCTTAGATGTACATTTCTTGGGCAAGGAAGAGTCTATTCAAGCACCATCAAAACAAGTTGTTGATGACGATTCTGATGAATATATCCCAGTTACCAAGAAAACAGAAACTACTATTGAAAGAGACAGTAGTGAGTCTGATAGTTTTCTTGATGACAAAATCCAAGACATTTTGAAAGATCTTTAATATGGATTCAAGAGAAGAAGTCATAGAAGCCGCTATGCTGGCTAGAATGGTTGGTTCACACCTTTCGGGTGTGGACCAACTTACAGTCGAGCGTTCAAATAATTCTGCCAATAAAATTAATATGCAAAATTTTGTTGCTCCTTTATTGGGTAAACAACAAAATTTTAATAGTTTTAATACAGTTGGTGCTACTCCGGATATGATTAGAGCATATGAGGGTCTTAATGAATTAGCATTGAGTCAAGTACCAGATACTACTCAAAGACCAAATGTTGTTCAACAAGAACAACAACTTCCAACCATCCAACCTCCGATTACTATTACTAATGCTGTTAAATCTAATGTAGTGGTATCTGCTCCAGTAGAAGATAAAAGGGTAGTTAATGGTGTCAGTGGTGTATCTATACTAACAAGAAGTGATGTAGATAGTATTAGAACTTCTTTAAAAAATATTGACAAAAGTTTAGCAACTATGG